CGTTCTGCCATGATTTGCGCGTTCAAATCTGGATTAGGGACCTCTTCTACTTCAATCTGGGGCATTTCTAGCCCAAATCGGTCATGAAGGATATCTGTGATCTCTTGAATCCTCTTTCCACCTTTTCCAATAACAAGTCCTGGTCTGCTTGTTCTTAGAGTTATCCTAACTCCAAGCGGTGTCTTCTGAATATCAACACCCGCAAATCGCCCAGCTGCACACTGCTACCGGGAACCATATCCGTTTCTCGATAGCGGCTGACATGCGCTGTCATTGGGTAGCCAATATAGGTGCCGTTATCATTTACCAGCACAGTAACCGGCCTTGCCAGCGGTCCCATGAACCGCGTATACATGTTCCTGTAAGTTTCAGAATTAAACATGCCAGCGTCTGTACATTTCCAGCGAGCCTATCGACACCCCGGATATAAGGCCGACCGACCCTTCACTATCGGCATTGGTGACATACTCTACCGAGCCGACACCCTGGACCACTTCTTTCTTAACTGAGCCCACGCCACCGGTCTGGTTGAAATAGTTAATAGAGGTGTCAGCAATAGCATACCCAACAGGCCCGGGCAGCGGGTCATAGCCTGCGATGTAGGTTACCTCCATCTGGCTGTCCAATGCAGTCCATGAAGTATGGGCGATACTCTCTATCAACCAGGTAACACCGTCAGAGGTACGCAATTCCCAATCCGAAGTAATGTCGACACCGTCAATAAATACCGACTCCAGGCTAACCACCGGCCAATACCTCAATGACGCCACCGGGCGTTCACAAGCCAGGTATTCAGTAACTGATTGTTGCACTAACTTATTGTCAATGTAACTTTCACAGGCAGCGGCAGCCATGCTGATATACATCGATAACGCAGCGTCCTGATCGGTGCCTGTAATGCCCAGCCGATCCTTGACTAACTGCAATAATGTTATAGTCCCGGTAACCCACTCAACCTGGGCGCCCGCATAATCAACCGCCATCAGTCTCTATCCTCAAGGTATTGCTTAAGCCGCTCGAATACCAGATCCACTACCTCCGCTATATTTGCATCCCGCCCGTTTCTGCCTGGCACACCTTGCGGGCCTTGTACTGACTTCCCCGGCGGGCCCTCTTTTCCCTGCTTCGATGTCAAGATCTGCTGCCACCCATTACCAGGCGGGGCGCCATCGGTATCCTCCATAGCCAACCACATGGAGTGACCCTTCGTGACAATATGGCCGGCTTTATAGGCGCCCTTTTCCCATATGCCTCTATGGTCAGGGAAAGGTATGTGAAAGTCTGACCTTATCTCGCGCCCGCTTGCCATTCGAACCACCTGGCAATAGCTTCTATCGTCCTGCAACTCAACGGTCATCGACGCTATGCCGTCCAGGATACAAGTCCAGGCATGTGGATCCTCATCAGGTGCGCCGACAGCTTCTTTCCTGCTTACCCATAAGCCGCCGCCATACGCACCCGTCGTGCCCTTGGCGTAATTGGCGCCATCTTTTATCTCAACGGGTTCAGTGATTGGCCTGTCGATGCCAGGCTCGCCCGGGTCGCCTTTCTCGCCCTTCTCGCCTTTTTCGCCGTCCTGTATCTGGTCAAGCCTTTGATTAAGTGCGGCCTCGAAATCTTCCTGCGCCTTCAACTGCGCCTGCAGCTTCTCCAACTCCTCAATATGCTCGGCGCGAGTGGTTTCCTTAAACTCATACACAGCATCAGAAAAAGCATTTTCAATCTGGTCAGCCCGCTTATGTAATTGAGCAATATCCTGAGCCTTCAGGTCCGAAATCAATCCCTCTAACCGTCTTTGCTGGTCTGCCTGCTCAAGAACAACACCGTCTATGCGGGCGCCCATTGCCTGGTACTGACGTTCAACCGCCAGTCCTACCTCATGTTCCGTATCGCGAAAGTCGTTTTCTATCTGGTCAAGACGATTGTCTATCTCTTGTCGGGTTTTACCTACATGCGCGCGGGCCTCTTCCAGGGCGCGGGCTATGCTCGCCTGGGTAATGGCGCGTTCCGCCTTGTGTGTTTTGGCGGTAAGCTCCCCGAGCAATTCAACTTGCTTTTCGAGCATTCTCGTATCCCTTGGTAAATGCCGCGGCAACATCAGCCGGGGAAGGCTCCGGTGCTGGCGGCACCTCTGGTTGTTGATTCGCACTCCAGGCACTCAAAGGCACCACCTGCTGCTGAACTCTGGGCTCAGCGCCGCCGGCTACAGGCCCCAATCCTACCTCGGCCCTCGCTTCATCAGGTGAGTACACGCCGGAAAGCGTACCCTGCCCCAATGCCTCCATCTGTGTCTTCCAGTCAGACCGAAGCAACACTTTAGTGTTGAAATTGAACCGCATATTAAACGGCAGGTTAAATAGTGCATTCAGTTCCAGTTCTATATGCTCAAGCAAAAAACCAAGCCCGGATGCCAAGAACCAGTTAATCAACGCTTCAGCATTGTTGAAAGTGGAGTTCTCCATAGAGTTGATCAACGGCAGCGGCACCCGGAATACCCGGGATATGCTCTGCACAGTCATCCCAAACGCCTCGACCAGCTGCGAGTCCTGAGATGTCAAGGACATGGCGCTAAACTTTAGCCCATTGCCTAAAATCGGTATCTTTCCTGAGTTCTCACCTTGCGTCTGTGCGTAGACCGCATCACGTAGCTGTAACATCTGCTCCTTGTTAAGGGTAGCTTCAGTCGACAGCACTCCCGATGGACGCGCCATGTTCTTGAAGAACTTCGACTGATGCCCGATTATAGAACTGTTCGCGTTGATCGAATTGGCCGCCGAAGTGATCGGCGTCTCCCCTACCAGCGGCTGTTCAGCGCGGGGGTTGATACGCAGATTCAGCACGTCTCTAGCCGGATAAACCAGGTCGGTGTCCGGATTGTATTGACGCGAAAAATCCTTCCCGACCCAGTAGTACACATCGCCGGTTTCCGGATCGATCACGCCGTTTACCGTTCTAGGGTCGACAATATACAGCCCGTTTATCGCCCGGTTATTGTCGCGGGTAGTTACCGCGTAACCGTTACCCTGGAAATACATGCAGCGGATAAGCTGATTAAAAAACTGGCTTCGGGTCGTGTATTCGTTGGGCTTATATAAGACCCGCTCTTGATATGACCCCTTTTTACGAACGAGTTCGTTGTTTTCCTGCTCGTCGTAAAGGTAGATAGGGCACATTGCAACCGTCTGCGATAGCGCAGACACGCAGGCTTCGACCGCCTCGTTTGGGCTGATTTGCCCTGGCGATAAATTCTGCTGCCACCAACCCGGATCCCAACCAGTGTTCATGTAGCCCTGGTCGGTTAACGTCCAGCTTTTTTCTTGTGGCAGGCTTTTTGGCTTGCGCTTGAAAATGTTACTCAGTTTCATCGACGCCAGCCTGCTCGGACTGCTCGGGCTCATCTTCCCGGTCAGCTTCGATTTCAGCCTTTGTCCTGCGCTTCCTTTTCGGTTTTACCGGCTCAGCGGCTTCCGCCTTCATCATCCGGGTTGGGTACTGCAACCCCACCGGTGCATAGCTGGCTTCGCCTGCAGCCACTTTGGCGCGAGCAACCCCGGGAGCGACATATTCTTCCGTGCCATCTTTCAAGATTATTTTTGCCATAGATGCCTCATGCCGGTTAATAGAAAAAGCCCCGCGCAGTTTCCGTTGCGGGGCTGGTTACTGCCTGTCTACCGCCTAACGTTAGTAGCTGACGCCGGTTATCCGGTTCACACAGCCAGCCCGCAGCTTCGCCCAGGACAGATACTGCACTGACTTGATAGCGACAGTCTCGGTCTGGTAAAGCGAACGAATAGGCGGGTTGTTGATAGCATCACGCGCAGCATCGCCGACCTGGCCAGACGGTGAACGCGGCTGACTGGCGCCCATTTCAGGATCAACACCGTCATCATCTACCATCACCAGAGTAGCGCTATCGCTGACCGACACCATCGGTGCTGAACTGGCAACCGCGATTTGCGCCATATCCAGGGCCCACAGTTCGTCAACAGGGACATTTGTAGATTGGATAACAGGGATGCCAATCAAAGTGCCGCCCGCTAACTCAGTACGGAACAGGTAGGTGCCGTTATACAGCACAGTTGACATGCTCAACGCATTTGACGGGTGTACGCAAATCCGCAACGCCTGCCCCATATTGGCTGCATAAATCGGGTCTACCAGATTACGCAGATCCAACAGCATATCATCGCCGACCGTAGCACCACCGGTGGCAGCCGCTGTTCCTGTCACACCGTTATAGACGCCGGCAGGGCTGAAAGACGCCACGGCCGCAGCAGTACCAAGGAAGTCGTTATCCAGCTTGGTCGCGGTATCCTGGATGATGCCTTGTTGCAATACCGCCATCAAGGCCGGCATGGAACGATTCATCGCCTCTTTCGTGAGTGTAGTGATTGCGCCCCACTTATAGGGGTAGATCGTCTGACTGGCGAAAGTTGCCCGGCGTACGGGGATAGCAGCGCCTTCACCGGTCCAGCCTGACGCCAGGTCGGTGTCAGTGCCGGCCCGCGACGGTACTTTAATAGCAGTGTACCCGTCAAAAGCCAGATTCATCCCGGCAGCGGCCCACAATTGGGCAGTGATAGACGCGCCGCGAAGCAGTTCCAGATAGCCTTGACGGGTATCGTCCATCAACTCAGCCGCCCAGCCGGCCGCCGTAGTGGTAGCGGGATCGATGGCAGTCTTGAGCACTGCCTCCAGGCCCTGGTCGGTAGGGAACGCCTGTTTAGCAACCTGCAGCGGATTTTCCTTGTTGGCGTGGGCAATAGCTTTTACTGCCGCCATACGGAAGAACAGTTCGGCTTTCGGCCTATCTTTAACCGGTTGGTGGCGAACCAGAGCGGGAGCCTGCTTTTCGATAACGCGCTGGGCCATGGCTTTTTCAGCCATTTCCAGATCGCGGATCCGTTTCTCGGCTTTTTCGATGTCGGCAGCATAAGCTTCCAATTGCAGCGACTCGTCATCGGACAGGTCGCGTTCTTCGGCCTCGGCCATGCCCATCATCTCGGCAACATCAGTTTTCAGGGAGTCCAGTTGTTTCTGGGCCTCCTCGATTCGGTCTTTAAAATGACTCATGGTATTTTCCTTCAGTAGTCAATCCCCAAGGACTCTAGCCGCTTTCTGGCAGCTTCAAGGTTGGGCGTTTCAAGGTTGTGGGTCGATTGACCACTGCCGGCCTTGTGAACTGTGGTGTCAGATTTGACGAACAGTTTATCAACCAGGTCCGGTGCTAAATGTTTGGCAAGAGCAATCGCACTCGGGTTGGCTGGTACAGCGACCAGGCTAACCTCATGCAACGCTGCTTTGGTAAATTCATACCCGCCGCCTTTGCGGGGGTTGGCTTCGATAGGCTGAAAACCGACGGAGACCGCCTTCAAGATCCGCTGCTCTATCAATGAGCGGACTGTATCAACCAGTGGGCTGGTTCCCGGCTTTGCCAGCCGCAGCTGGCCCAGCAGGCGTTTACCCTCTACGCGCACATTCTCCCAGACGCCAAGTATGGATTCGTGAGAGTGCCCGAAAAGGGCGATAGGATTTGACTTAAATGCCTGGAGATCCCAACCGGACGCGCGAATGACGTCACCTACCCGATCCACTGTTTCGTCGGATAGGATGAACTCAAGAGGGTTATCGTCAGACTGCCGGCCAGATTTGTACACTTCGGACATGTGTATAGCCTGTATACATGTAGCATTAATCTACATAATAACAAAGGCTACATGTCACGCAAGTATTTATTCTAAGCCTTGAAATCTTTACTTACCGGGCTATACTGAAAAGGCTGACGTGATCTCAGCAAACCCAGTTGGCGCCCTTTCGGGCGCTTTTTTTATACTACCCATTGCATCACATCGAACTCTTCTTCGAACGCGTCACGCCCGTCACCGAAAGGCCAGGCCGCCATCACCATGGCCACTACCGGGTCAATCCGATGCGTCGAAAGATCTTTTGCCAGCGCGGATACGCCCTCTCTGCCGGTTTTAGCAACCGCCACGCTGGCGGCCATAGTCAGCACCGGGTGCCCGCCATGCCTTACCTTGCCCTCGATCATCAGATTTGATAATGACTCGAGCCGAACACCCATATCCTTGAAATATTGAGGGACGCCGGTCCAGATTGCGTCCTGAAATACGCCTTCGCGCTCGCAGGCCGCCTTGAAGTGCTCGATCATGTGTTTGTCGTACAGGATCTCATGGACAGTAACGCCCAGTTCACTTAGTTCAGCCCTTAGCGCCGCGGCGATCTGGTCAAAATCCATTGTCTTACCACCTAGCGGGATCATGTGTCCGTCCCGAACCCAGGTATCGTAGGGTGCCCGGTCTCTCCGGCTTCGCTCCTCAATACCACTGGTCGGGCAAAATACGAACGGCAGAGCATGGACGATGCCATCATCATCTTCAGCGCAAAGCACAGCGGCTGTCAGGTCGTTCTTGCTGGATAGATCCAGCCCGGCATATACCGGCCCGCGGCGGAACACATCAAAATCAATCTCGCCGGCACAGGCCCGCCAGACATTGGGTGGGAACGCCAGGCGCTGCGCGGATACGCGCTGGTTCAGGAATTGGTTACGTGCGCTGGATTCTTTCGCGGGTATCTCGCTGGCCTGGCGCATAGTTAGCTCGAGGTCAGCTTCGGAGCGGAACTTACCCAGGCCCGGGTTGGCTTGCGCCCATTGCGCCCGGTCCATCAAGTCGCAATCCTCCTCCGCTTTGTACACATGCGATACCGTATGAGGGTCGTTGCCACGCTCCGCGGCGTCCAACAGTATGCTAAAAAAGCTCATATCGGAGGGGGCCTGGGTAGAAATGATCAGCTGCAAGGCGTCATCATACGAGCCCTGACGCGATGACAGCATATCGGTGAACTCCGAAGACGGTCCCTCGATCTGTGACGCCTCGTCAATCATCACCACTCGCAACGACCGGCCGTATCCGGATTTGGCATCTGAGGACAGTGCCTGATAGGTCGCATTGGTCGACAGCCCGGTAATCAGTTTTGAGCTAGGCGTCAAAGCGTACATGCCATCGCATTTTGGCGACAGCGACAGAATGTTAGCCATGGACTTATAGCATAGGGCAGCCTGGTCCCTGGACATGGCGCCAGAGGCTACCTCCACATTCCGCCGGCGTAGTGGTCCGATGATATACGCCAGCAAAATGACCGCCATCAACATCGTTTTACCGTTACGGGCCGCAACGGACAGATAGCCGAACCGGGTACGATTCGGATTATCGAATACCGATAAAATGAATGCTACCTGGTAGATGTCCAAGATCAGCGGCTGGTCTATCAATTTACCGTCACCGACCCGGAGATAGTTGCCAGCGAACGCAACAATAGACTCACCCACCGTTTGTGGATCCGCGATAATATCCTCTATCGGACGGAGTTTCGGTATCGGCCCGGACAAAATCGCCCGGGCTACGTTATCCGGCAGCTTCACCCGATCAGGTTCCGTATGTTATCCGATGTCTTTTCAGTTTTAATTAAACTTGCGGATTTGCCTGCACCGTTGGTACTATTTGCTCTCTCGGGTGTAGTGTGTAACCCGATCTGCCTGAGCCAGGATTGAAGCGACTTTTCACGCTGGCGCGTTTCATGGAATATAGGATTGGTGATCATGTCGCCGTTTGCCTTCTCCACCATAATGGATGCGCCCTTGCAGGCTTCCCTGGCCTCGTCTAAAGCCCGGTGGCATATCACCGCCTCGTATAGCATCGATAACTCAGTGTCAGTCCACGAATCCCGAGCCAGACAATACGCTTTCCAGCGTTTCTTGTCGATTCCGGTCAATTTTGGCATGCCTGCAGGCACCGGGTACTCGGTTTGGTGCGATTGGGCAGATCTTACCTTTGCTGCAACCGTGTTGCGTT